GTGTATGCTCGCTCTCGGCTCTTTTTAAAATCACTAATTAAACAACTTTCAATTTGATCTTTTGTAATATTATAAACAGACATTATTCCATTTGATCTATTTAGATGATGGACTCTAACAAGGTCACCATTTAAAAACCACACCTTTTTGTTTCCAGGTATTACAGAGGACTGATTGTAGCCTTCGCTCTCAATTTTTCCTTTTCTAGTAGCCACTGGCCCTCCCGTGATGCTGATGGTGGATTTAAAAATCTTCTAGATCCACAGTACATGCAATATACTTCAAGATGGTCTACCTTGCTGTACTGTCTATCAATAAACATTCTTCTACTGCATTTGTAGCATTTTATCATTCTTAATTTGGTATTCCAACAATAATCAAATTCACATCCACTGACATATCTCCAGTGGTACCAAATCTTACAATACCCTCAACCTTTGAAGTAGTAACAGTTTTTAAAACAACTGAAACATTTTTACCAGCATCAGTTCCACCAACATTGATTGGTGTTGCAGTAGCAATAGGGGCATACTTAAAATCTGTTGGAAAGTCGTACGAGAATGAAACTTCTGTTCCAGCGCTTCTTGTAGAACTATTAACAACGTTAATATATCCACCAATAATTCTTGCTTCTGAAGCCTTTATGCTTTGCTTTCCAATTCCTGGTGTATCCACTGTAACGTACTTATAGACTGCTGGTGATATTTGAGAAGAAAGATCATTAATTGCAGTCGCTAATTGATAGATGTAAGAAACATCTAAAGGCTGTCCTCGTTCTGGTAGTGGTAGTTTTGCCATGGTTATACAATTATACCACTAACGGCTGTCCCTAAAGACTCAAATAATGTTGCGTGGGCAAACCTTTGCTTTGGAAATGTTGGAACCTGAACTGCGACCTTTACACTGGTTGCACCATCTTTAATTATAGTAGCAAACATTGTTGAATAAACTGTTGTAGCGTATTCCCAATTTCCAGAATCCCACTTTACGTATACATCAAACTCTGATTTAGTATCAATGGTAGGTGTCCAAACCGCAGTTACTGTATTGCTTGATTGTGATGCCGTAAAAGAAAAAGGAACGGTTGCAACACTTTGTAGTGGTAACCTGTATTTTGTTGACCAATGAGAAGATCTATTTTTATCTTCAGAAACAATCCTAAATCTTACAACATAGTTTTCATTCATTCCAGATCTTTGTGGTAAAGATGACTTTAAAACAATTACTTTTTTAATTCCAGAATCTGGTGTTGCCATTATTGGACATCCATTGCAAATCTAAACTCGATATAGTTTGTAGTGTTTGCTAACTTTATAATGGGCTCAGCGTTAGTATTTTTAATAACTGAATAACCAGTCATTCCATATAGTGGATTTGCAGAACTATTATTTTCTAATCTAATGCCATCTAAACATACGTAAAAGTTTTCAGATACTGCAGAGTTATCGGTAACACATGTAAATATTTTAACAACATCTACTTGGCTCCAAGTAAACCCAGTGCTCTTATAGAGTTCTTGAAGTTGTTTAGTTGCAACAACATATCTGTTATTAGTAAAATCATGTTGTCCCGCTCCAGTTCCGTTATTAAGATTAACTTGAAACCTTGCCCATTCTCCAGTACCGTGAATATCTGTTGATGCAAATTCAACTAAAACTTTAACGTTGTCTGGCACAGCATCAGATTCTCCATTTTTATTAATAACAGTAAAGGCTAACTTAATCTCGTCTGTTGGAGCATTTCTGTTAAAATCTAGGTTTGCTCCAGTTAGGTGAAGGTGTTCTGATACGGGATTTACAACTAGGTTATTATTGTTATCTACGGTTAAAGTTGAAACATCTCCTCTTGATACAATGATGTTATTAAAAAACCTACATCTTTCATATCTTAATCTTCGCTCCTCATTGGTAAAAATTCTATTATCTGCGTTTGTCTGAAAAACTTTTTCTGTTCTATTTATTATATTGTTTTTCAAATCTCCATCCAAAGGTTCATATATAACTGGTATAGATGTTGCTGCATTTGATTTGTGATATTCCCAGTTTTCGTCTTGTGTAAATGCATAGATTGATTTACTATCATATGCTCCTGCGGAAGTGTTTGATCCCGCTGAGAATACAGCAACCTCGGTTATCTCATATCTTTCTTCGCTGGGAAGTTCTGCTGTTAATACTAGTTTTGTTATGTTGTTTTCTGAAACATATCCACGAGATATGATTGGTGCACGAAACATTTCAAAATTGAGTCTTTCTTTCTTAGAGTAGTCTCCAAGAGTTCCATCGGCATTTAATGGCTTGGCTCCACAGCCAAGAGCAATGTATGAGGCGTAGGCTGGTGCCTGTCCCAATAGGTATTTTGCTAAAATATTTTTTCCAGTATCAGTAATCATTGTTCCACCCCATATATTGTATCATTATAAAATGATCCAGAATTAAGTATCTGAACCTCTACTTGTTCATCTTCGTCTAGATTAATAACATTTATTATTAGATTTCCAGTTTCTTCTTCTATATATACTGTCTCACCGTTAGGACCTGTTCCAACAGATGGTATTTTTTTATCAAAGATTATTGGAAACTTCTTAAAATAACTTTCTGAGGTGTCTTGCAATGACATTATATTTTGTGGATTATATTGATAATTTAAACTTGTTAGGTTTTTTATTGGCTGGTATATAACGCTCTGACCATTAATAATATCTGACCTTGATATATTGATTATTTCCTGACCCCCGATATCCTCAAAAATTAGATCTGTCATTACCTCAACTGGCATAGACTCATCAGTTATTAAGATGATGTCTTTTGATGCTGCAAGAACGCCAGTGGAAGCCGATGAAGGGGTTGAGGCTGGTAGGTTTGGTAATGCGTCAACCATCTTAAACCTCACTCAAATAAACAGTCATATCTGGCCCTTCTGAACTTTTAGCATAACCTATATTATATACTACAAATCGATCTTTAGAATCTGATACTTGGTTTACTCCCATACTGTCTGTATAGTCAACAGTAACAATATCACCAAGTTGAAGTGTTGGAATGGCAAATATTTTTAAACCAATAGATCTTCTAGGCTTAACCACCTTATTTACAATCCACTCCATTAAACTGTTTGCATCGTCTTGAGTTTGTATGTATGGTGTTTCTAAAGAAAAATCTTTTTTGCCATATGTCATTCTGCTAACCTTAATGTCTTTAAAGTCATTATCGTATTTTATTGGTGATTTTATTAGACTTGATCCTGATATCTGTGGATTAGAAAAGTCACTGTTTTTATTAAAGAACTCATCCATAGTTAACTGATGCTGAGATTCTTGAGTAAAAGTTACTCCCTGAATTCTTAGGTAGTTTCCAGTTGTTTCATCTAGACTGAGGGCTGTGTCTGTAGCATTAAATATTAAAAACTCTGCGCCATAGGAACCTGCTCTAAATCCAGATACTGTGTACCCCTTAATTCTATTAAAGGTTGGTGATAATTTTGCATAGAGTGCAGGATAAGCCTTATCATATCTTACATTAAAGTATGCTGCCTCTCTCATAATTGATCCAAATTCTTCAAAGTACATATTGTATGCTGGTGGCTCAGATGGACTTATTCCTGAAAGATATGTTGATTGAACTATTCCACTCATTGCATACTTTCTAAACGACTCATTAGCATCAATCTCTTGATCATCTACAGAAGACATTACTGGTGTGTCTAATGCAAAGGTAGTGTTTTGAGTATAGTTATTTGTAAGTGCATATAAATTTTCAAACATACACCTTGCAGAACCTCTAACAAACATTGCCATATTGTTATAAACTGGAAGTGGCTCTTTGTCATCAACTGTTGCAACTAACCTATTGTTTATGTAAAGAAAAAATCTTCTTATGTTTCCAACATTTTGATACTCTACAGCCAAATCATATACCGTTGGATTTTCTTCGCCAACCATTCTGGATTGTCCAGTAAACTTACCGTCATCAACAATAATATTTGTTAATCCTCCCCAGAGTTTTACTGGTATAGCCTTAGATGTTGCTGAGTCTCTCATTACCTTATAAAAAAGAACATTGTCTAGGTTTTGTGCTGAGTCGCTATAACTACTAATATTGTTTTCTGTTAAAGCCAAAATTTCAAAGTAGTATCCTACGTTTGTTTCTGGATTAAGCATTACGGCAAGCCCACCAGATCCTGCACTAATGTTGATGTTTTGATCTGGAGAGTTTCCAGTTACAACAAAGTAGGTGTCACTTCCAATAGGAGTTTGTCCACGGCTTGTATTGTTTTCAATTTTTCCAACAATTCTCATTCTTGTTCCAAAATGCTTATATTTATTATTTAATTTTTTATGTACGTAAGATACAAAATCAATACCTTTGTCAGTAGTAGTAAAAGATGGTCCATTAAGAATAAGCGCAGATGATTGGATTGTTCCGCTTTGTGTTGTTAGCAGTCTATTTATATCTGTTTCTGTTCCATAGTACTGTGAAAGAAAGTTTTTTATTATACCAGTTCTAACTGTCTTTTGTGCTAATGTATTGTTCACTCCCGCTGCCAAGGTGTCTAAGGTCAATGCCTCTGTTTGGGCATCAACAGATGTTGGATCTGCAAGACTAAACAGTAGTTCTGATCTCATGGTACAGCCACGAACAGAGTCGTTTGATGTCCAGTACGGGTTTAGTCCAGCAACATGCTCCACTACTGGAGTCCCAAACTGTCCTCTTCCATGTTTTGACACTGCTCCATTTTTTAACTTAACAACACCATTAACCGTTTGGTAGTTAGGAACAGAATAAATTCTAACAAGTCCTGTTGGGTATATCTTTCCGTTGTGTCCTAGTTTTGAAAAATAGTTCTGATACTCAAGAACATCGTTTATCCAAACATTTCCGTATCCAGTTATGCTGTATTCGACTGCATCGTATTTTATAATCTCTGAATTAGAATAAAAATATCCATTGTATCTTGAAAGCCAGTAAACTCCTTCTCCAAGATCCATAGTATTGTTAACTACTGTGTTATTTATAACTGAAGGTACAGAAGATGAAAGGTTAGATGTTAGGGGTATTGCACCAAGAACGTAACTTGACTGACTTTTTGCCTGATCATTAATTGATTTTGTATTTTGATCTCCCGCAACTTCCCAAAGAAGTGCTGGTTTGTATATCCAGGTTTTTTCTTTATCAATTAGGCTTGCTTGCTTAATAGAGCCATAAGTTTTCTGTATATATCTTGTTTTATAGTTAATGCTTCCATCATTAAAAATGTCACTGTTTTGAGAAGATATAGATATAATGTTTGCAAGTTTAGTTTTAGTTTTTTTGTTTTCTACTACCCCATCGTCAACTGAGTCTTTTGATCCAGACAAAACAAAGTCTGTTGGTCTTTGGCTTTCTTCAGGTAGTATGTAGTTTTTGCTCATCATTACAAAGTTGTTATACTCGTCAAAAAACATAGCGGTCTGTGTTGATACTGCCAATTCATTTAGTATCTGTGCTACTGTTTTGTCTGGTGGTATAAAGAAGTAAGGGATGATTGGATCTTTTTCTCCAACCGTTCTTTTAAATACATAATTAGAAAAACCAATAGAGTCTAATAGCATTGACACAGCAGATGTTAAAGATGCATTAGTTGCCAAAGTTTGTGGTGCAGTTAGTGATTCAAAATAAGAGAACATGTCCCTTAGTTTTAAAGATACTTGCCTGTTGTCTGTGTTTGACTCTGGAAATCCTTCTGTGTACATTGTTTTCATTGGAACAAAATAGTCATAGCCATCAACATTAATAATAACTTCATACATTTTTATTTGTATGTTTTTTGTTATATAATTTTTAATTATACTATTTTCATTGTTTAAATTGAATGCTTGATCGTAGTCAAAAAGTCTAAGGCTTCCGTTAGAAGCCAATAATTGACCAACAGGTAAACCAGAAATTCCAAGATCTGATGCTGTTTTTGTTATTGAAAAATCAGTTGTTTTTGTAGATAGGTCTACTGCTAATCTTGGAGAAAGTTCAATGAGGTCAAATACTGAATCTGATCTTGTCATTGTGTCTACGACAATTCTAAGTCCATCAATATAGTCAAACTCTCTATATGTGCTTAATCCATCTGAAGAGTTGGTAAACTTTACTGGTGATGTTAGATCTGTAACAAAGTTAGACAGCCTATTTGTTTCTTCTTCCGAAAGATCCCAGCCATATTTTGGAACAAAGGTTTCATACTTATTCTCAAACCATATATGGTAAACGCCAAGGTCTGATTCATTTGCTTTAATTAGATAAGAATACCCTTTTATATTTTTTGCTGGTAGGAAATCAACAGATGAGTATTCTTCTGCTTTAATAAATGAACTTCTATATCTATCTGGCACTATTAGTCCATATGATAGTTCAACATAGCCATCACTAGAAATTAATGGGGTCCCGTCTTTTTTTGTAGATGCTGCGGTAAATGATTTTGCATCTATCCAATTGTTATTTTTTAATACCTGAATTTTCCATTTTAATGGAGTTTTTTTGTTAGAGTTGCCGTATAGTGGATCACTAAAAGATCCAGCAGAATTAGAAAATGGACCAAGGTCTACTGAGCCGATATGAGTTTGCATTTTTACAACAATTCTGTTTGATGGAATTGAATTTTCATAAACAATAAATGGGGCTGTATCTTGTATATAGTTTTGACCATTTATAACTTTGTTTGATATGCCATATTCAGATCCACCTTCAGTTCTATAGGATGACCAATACTTAAAAGTGTCTCCTTTGTCTGGCATATAGTATCTTGGTCTATCACACATATTTGAGTTTGCGTGGTGTAGATATGACTTAGAGAAGTACTGAGCCTTGTTAATTCCAGACCTTGGTCTAAATTTACCAAAGCAGTCTTCTAAAGAATAAAATAGTTTTACTTTTTCCTTTTTAGGAGTTAAAAACATTGGCTGATTTAAATCGTCTACTCCACCATCAATTTTAATATCGGCATCCGTCGCACCGTAGTAAAACTTTACAGCAGTGTCTTCTGTCTCATTATTATCAAAACTATTAATTAAACTGTAATAAACTGATTCTGGCTCTGCTGGTCTATATCTATAGTTACCAATTTTCTTTATGTTGTTTGGAATGTTCATATTCCATTCAGCAATAACCGCAGACTGTGTTCTAATTACAGAAGAGGTTTCTAGATGATTTTTTAATTCATCATTCTGGAACATTCTATGCCTCTTCCAGTGTTACTGATATATTCCAAAAGTCATAATTAGAATTTCCACGTTTTACAACTGTGTACTGAAATGAAGATAAGAACATTTCAATAACTTGATTGTACTGCCCTAGGTGTCCGTAGGCTGCATCATCTTTACCAAAATTAGAATGTTTGTCGTATGAAAGGTATACCCAGAAAGATCCCTGGTGATTCTCATACCAGTCAAGCATATCAACTCCACCTGCTCCTCCGTCTGTTGTATATTGCATATCAACAGATGACGGTTTGCCAGAGTAACCAGTATAGTCTGATTTTCCAGTTACAGAATTAAAGTCTGGAGATAGTGCGAATGCTCTAGATGGAAGCATGTTCCAGTTCGTTGAAATTTTTAACTTATCAGCCACATGATAAGATCTCATTCTTCCATTAATCATTCTTTCACGCTTTTCAATTCTGTTTGTATCAATAGATATTTCTCCTCTATTGTCATCTGATAAGATTAAGAATTGATCCAACAATGACTGATCAACTGCCGTTGCAGGCTGGGCTCCCACCTCGTATCCGTTAGGTAAATAAAGGCTATTTGATAAGGTGCCAGAATTCTCTGACCAGAGCATTGCTTGTGGTCTTCCATACTTTTTTCTTCCTGCCATATACTGTGCAGCCGTTGGGTTAGTAGCCATTATAAGTTATTACCTCTTAATTTCATAGAATCGATTTGTCTAATCTTAGACATTACTGTATTTGCTATTTCGTTTGCATTCGCATCAGACCTAACATTTACTGTCAAATCATAATTATACACTGATCCAAGTTTCTGAGATCCACTATTTATGCCCTTCATTGTTTCAGTTCCATAACTATCGACAGCATACTTGCTCATTACAAATTCTCCAGGACTTAGCATTGCTGGAACTGTATCTCGTCCTACAGAGAAACCACCTGCCAAGAATTTAGTTGGGTCAATCAAACCACCCTTTGCAAGTTTGCTTGGACGACCTCCTGGATACTTTGAAGTAATTCTATTCATTGCTGCATTTGCTAGGCCATTATCTCCATCGGCACGGAGTCTTGCTACTCCTGCCATTAAAGAGTCATACTCTGCTTGCTTGGCTGCTAGGTCTCGCTCTGCTTTTTCTGCTGCTGCCTTTGAAGTTGCTAGTAGTGCTGCTGCTCGTAGATTCACTTCTGATGCTGAGTCTGTGCTGCCCTTTGTGTCTTCCCCAGCATATCCCTTAACCCAACCATTGGTATCGCTCCAGCCATAATCTCCTACAGGCTTGGTTGGCTTCTTCCATCCACCTTTACCGTCAGAAATCCATGCTTTGCCTGGAGACTTGGTTGGATCTGTTTTCCCTGCATTTGGATCTGTTTTCCCTGCATTTGGATCTGTTTTCCCTGCATTTGGATCTGGCAAACCAAGTGCAGTACCATATGTAGTGACTATATGCTGAGTAATAGTTATAGACTTATCTTTAATTGCATCATAGGATTTTTTAATATCATCCCATGCACCCTTTATTGTTCCAGAAACTGAATTAACACCAGCAAGCGCTAAAGCAAGATCTCCCTTGGCAAGTTTTTCTGCAGCCTGTGCAGCCTTTAATGTAAGATCCCACTCTGCTCTAGTCTGTCCTTGAATAATTCTATTTCTGTCATTTGAAGTAATTTGTGCTGCTAACAAATCGCTTTGTGATTGCAGTGGAAGAATCTTGTCTTGAATTGCCTTAAGATCGTTTTGTTGATCTAATAATATTCCATAAGTAATTTTTGCAATTGCATCTGTCTTAACTTGAATTGCATCAGTTGCAGCCACCTTAAGTAGTTCTAGATCGTATATATCATCCTGGATTCCAAGTATTTGTTTATCTACCGCAGCCTTTTTGAGTTCTAGGTCATAAATCTTCTGACCAATGTCCCACTGCTCTTTTTCAATTTCTTTCTGAGTCTTTCCGCTTACTCCACCACGAAGATTACCAACTTCATTTTCTCTTGATTTTTGCAAAGCATCTTGGGCACTGGTTGCATAGTTTGCTGCATTAGATGCTCGCATATCTTGAACTGCTTTTGCTGCTGCTGAAATATCTCCTTGGGAAAGAGCATCTGCCAAACCAAGTTGTTGCTGCTGCTGACTAATAATTTGCTGATTGATTTCTGCAACTTTTGTAAGAGCCTCTTGCTGTTTATCATATTTCTCATTGATCGCTTCAGCAGCCTTATTCATAACATCTAAGTCATGAGATAGGACTGAAGATCTTTCTTGTAATGCTTGGATTGGTCTAGTAAAGTTAATTTCTGCGCTTCTTGCTAACTTCTCTATCTCTCTTTGCTTCTTTTCAATTGGTCTAGTAAAGTTTGTTTCTATAGCCCTCTGGTCTGCATCAACATCTTTTTGCATATCATCAATCTTAGATTGAGTTAGGTTAATAGCATTCTGTGCAATCTTAGATTGATTTCCTAGGTCTTCCATCATAACTTGAAGACCAGCAAATGTATTACCCTGAGAATTTGTTAGTGTGTTTTCGTCAATCATCTTGTAGGCATCAAACATTTCTGCTGCAGCGGTTGCTGCATTAATTATTTTTTCTTCTCTTGTTTGAGTAAATACAATTTCAATAATTTTTCTTTCTGGTATGTCTTGGATCTGTGAAAGCAAATGATTAAATTCATCTTGAGCATCTTTTGCAAGAGTAGCAAAGTTGTCCATACCGTTAATCAATGTATCTAGCATTGCTGGGTCAGAGATTGCTGCACGAATTGCTTCTGCACTCATGCCACCTTGTTGCATCATTGCCACAACTTCTGGGATTCTCTTTTGGTTGTCTGTAGTCTTCTGTAAATCTTTTTGTCCAGCAACTGCTCCATTAATTTGATTTCTAATTCTTGCTTGCTTTGTTAGCGCAGCATTGGTTTCTAATTCTGCCTTTGTTACCTTACCTGTAGCAATAAGAGTCTTATAGTTTTCATCTGCAAGCATTGCCTGAATGTCTAGTTCATCAAATCCTAGTGCAAGAAGTTTTCCTCTTGCTGCAATTTCCTGCTTTGCTAATGTTACAGACTGGAGTTGTGCCTTATTGTAGTCTCCAATAATAGCCTTCTTATATCCCTCCTCCATGTCTCTACCCTTTTGGGTAAGAACAGTGTCTCCTGCCTTAAACTTCTGGTACTTAGTAACCATCTTTCCAGTTTCAGGATCTACCTGAGTATACTTTTGCTTACCCTTTTTCTTTTTTACATCTGCTGCTGTTGCTGTATAAGCAAACTTCTTTAAGTCTTTTGTATCAAGGCCAGCAAGGTAATCTGTGAATTGGCTAGTCTGTCCCATCTTAATTAACTGCTGCTCAAGACCCTTAAACTTGTTTCCAATAGCCTTACTTCCAGTTGCTGCAATCGCTCTTTGAAGTTCTTTAAATCCTCCTGCTGCATCAATTGCAGCGTTACGAACATTACGAAGTCTCTTCATTAGTTCGTCATAAGTGGTGTCTCTTTCTTTTTTGTCGCCAGTTCCATCGTCAACACCGCTCTTAACATCAATGCCCTTAACTACTCCAATATCTAGGTTTGTTTGTGCTCTGTCTCCAGCAGTCTGAGACAAATAGTCTTTCAAAAGCAGTGCTCTAGCATCCTTGTATGCCTGCGTTCCGTCTTGTAAGAGTCTATAGTCTGCATTGGTAATCATTTGCTTTTCTATAAAGAGTTCTGCATCTGCTTGAATTTGTTCAGCGTTTAAGCCTTTTTCATATGTGTATCCAATAGCAAGTTTTTGTAAATATTCTGTTTGTTGATCTCTTGAAAGTTTTCTAAACTCTTTCATCTTCTCTTCATTTGCCTGCAAAGACTCAATCGCTTGAAGATCTTCTGGAGTAGCCTTCTTTGCTTTTTCTAAGAACTCGTCTGCAGTAGTAGTCTTACCACTCTTTTTATCTTCTGCTTCTGTTTCTTCTTTTAGTTTCTCTAAGAGATCTTGTCTTCTTTGAATTTCTTCTAGGACTGCTGGGCCACCCTTTAGAACTAGTTCCATGTCAATAGTTAAACCATCAAGTGCTTGAAGGTTCTTAAGGGTTTCCATATTCTGATCAAACTGTGGACCCTTTTCCAACTGAACCATATACTTAACTAATTTAGTTGCAGTTGCTTTACTCTTAAATCCTGCAAACATATTAAATAGTTCTTTAGTCTTTGCGCTTCCTCTTTCAGTAAGAGATAAAGTTAGAAGTTGGTTTAGTTGACCAAGTTTTCCAGCAAACATCTTTGTATATGACATTGCTTCATCTGGGCTAAGAACCTTACTGCCAACAAGCATTTGAAGTTTTGCCTGGAACTGCTGTGCTGCTTTACCAGAAGCAAGTCCGTTTGTTGTATATGCTCCATTAACTTTAGTTGTAGCAGAAGTTGCTCCAGTCTCAAATTGCTTTGTTTCTTTTAAGAATTTATCTGCTGACTTTTCTTGATCTGTTCCAGCATATGCAGATTTAACTGATGCGCTTTGACCATCAAAGAATGCATCTTCACGCATTGCTTGGCCACCCCAAACAGAACCGCTATACATCTTATTAAAGTCTCTTTGTCCCATTGCAATCTGAGTGCCAAGTTGATTGTTCATTGTTTCAGTTGCAAGGGTTGCATCTGCAGTTACTTGTTTAATTTTTTCTTCTAGTTCTAGTCTCTTTTGAGCATTTGTTGTTGATGCTAGTTCTGTTTCAAGTTTTTGCTTTTGCTTTTGATAATGAATTTCAAGTTGATCCGCCATCATGGTGGTCATCTCTAGATTGTTCATATTTAGAGCAGCGAGTGCAGCAATATCTTTTCTTTGAGACTTTCCAGCCTCTTTGTCTTTTTCAATATTTCCAAGTGTCTTGGTGCTTCGTGCTCTTGCATTTGCAATAAGATTAAGTCTGGTCTCTAAAGGTTCCTTCTCTAAGTTTTCTCCATTTGGACCAAGAAGAGTTCTAATTCTTCCAGTAACTTGCATCTGAACTTTTTGATCCTTTAATGATAGAGCAAGTGCCTGAGAAATACTTTCTGCTTGCTCTTGACTTAAGACTCCGTCAGCAATCTGTGCTGCTAACTTTAGACCAAGATCATCTGCTGCTTTTTCATTTCCAAATTTCTTTGTATTTTCTTTAAATGTTTTCTTTGTATCTTTTCCAAGATCTGAAGACATAAACTTTTTACCAAATTTATCTGGAACCTTGTAAGACTCGTTATACTTAGTGTATTGAGAACCCTGTCTTCTTCTATCCATAATCTGAGAGGCACCGACATTACCAGTCATCTCTCCCATCTTTTTCATGCTATCTCTTGTAGCAGATGTTGCAAGAACAAACTTTGCTGACTCTGCAGCCATCTTATTAAAGTGCTGGTTGAGCATATATGCTCCTGCACCAACTGCCATAATTCCTGCTGCTGCCCAGCCTACTGGCCCCATGCCAGCGAGCATAGGCGCAAACTGTGCAACAGTAGTTGCTGCTCCTAATGCTGCTGTAACTTGTGGAGGAGCCCCTGCCATGCCTGCAACCATTGTTGCTGCACCTAGTGCACCAGTTGCTTTACCAGAAACCTTTCCAACCTTTTCTCTACGCATACCACGCTTCTTCTTTTTAATTTGCTTTTCAGTCATGGTTGTTGGTTGCTTCTTGCCATCTGCGTCTAGTTCTGGATCAAACAGTAAGTGACCATTCTTGTCTTTTGTGTATCCTGGGTTTGAATCTGTACCGTCTCCAAATGCCTCATCAAGAGCCTGGGCTTCAGTATATCTCTTTTTACCTGTTTGGGTAAGATCGCTATTTGTCAAAGATGCATTTTGCTGTGCAAGTTTTGAATTCATTTGTTCTCTCAAGAACTTTTCTTCTTCTTGTAGTTTATTTATATCTTCTTGAGACATTGCTGTATCTATTGTGGATCCGTGAATATCTCCAGTAGTTCCTACAATTGCATCATTTAAAACTGCTGTCGTTACTACATTATCTAGGTTTTCTGTTTGTGCTGGGATAATGTCTCCAGTCACTGTTGCAAGTTCATCTGTTTGATCTGCAACCAAGACAGTTGATTCTGCTGTATCTTCTGTTCCTTCAACAATTCTTCTTAGGCCATCACCTTGCTGCTGTGTTCCATTAGAAACTAGTTCCTGATTTTTATCTTGGATTTTTTGAACGTTTCCTATATCTTTTACATCTTCTTCAGATATTACAATGTCTTTGCCGTCAAGTTCTGCCATTGCAGCAGTTTGTCTTTTCTTTGCTGCTTCTAGTTCTAAAGCATTAGCCTTTTCTTTAGCAGCAAGAACCATTTCATCAGTTATAGTTGTTGGTGATTTTGACTTAATTTGCTTTGCTTGCTCTGCTTCAAGTGCTGCTGCTCTTTTCCTAGACTCTGCTGCTTCCTTCTCTGCATTATCTGCTTCTGCACGAGCCTGACCAATGTTAACAGTGTTACCCTTAATAGTAACTCTTGATTTACTTTCATCTCTGATTTGCTGTACAACCTGTGCTTGTGCGGTTGCTGCTTGCTCTGTGCTTACCGCTACTTGTTCTGCTGCTGCTTCAGTTCTTTTTGTTGAAGCAATTATTAATGATGAGGTTTGAGATGTAACTGGAGTTTCTGATACAGAGTCTACTGTTACATTAGAGCCAAGTTTTCTTCTTTGTCTATCTTGAGACTTAAGAATTTGTCTTTGATCACGCAACTCTGGAGTATCAAGGTCGTCATAAAATGCCTTGTTTCCAAGATCCATTTTTGAAACTTTTGCTTGTGTTTCTGCTGCTGAGGGTATTGCTGCATCACCAAGTCTTGCAGATTGTGCCTCAACTTGAGGCTGGCCTTCTTGCATTCCTTCAATAATTCCATCTGCAATATCTTTACCAACTTTTTTACCTTTTTTAGAAGGAGACTGGGTGTCTGCTCCTTCTGAACTCTTGGATCCATCAATTGCTGCTTGACCAAGTTTTGCACCTTCTTCTTTAGCGCTTGCAATTGCTTCTGGTGTAGCCTCAATTCTTGGAGCACCCTGTTCGTGCATAGGCTGTGTTCCAAGAAGTTCTCCATCTGGTTTTCCAGTTTCAATATTTCCACGAACCGCTGTGTTAAGAATTTTTGAATTTCCTGTATTATCTCCAAGTGAGTTAGGTCTAAAGCCCTTGGTTTCTAAGAAAGCATTAAGTTCTGCAAGATCTTCTCCAACGCTAACACGAATCTCAGTTACTGCTTGCTTTGCTGATTCAATAAGAGCATTCCATTCTGGAATTTGACTTCTAATCCCATCTCTTACTTCATATTCTAGTTTAGCAAAAACATCATCAGTCATCAACTCTGGTGGTTCATTATTAGCAATTCTTTGTTGCTGTATTTCGTTCCATTCTCTTAGTTTTGCTGCAAGTGCATCATCATATATTTTTGCTTGGCCCTTAAGTGCTTCAAAATCTTGTCCCATAATAGCGGTCATTTCTCGCCATTTATCGACTCCTCTTGATGTAAAATCTGTTTCAAGGTCTTTGCCTAGAGATCCAACACCGTTGTCTTCTTCATAGCCACGGGCACGTTTTTCATTAGACATTGCTCCATTGAGTGTTCCAAGAAGATCAAACGCATGGGCGTCTGCTACTTTAAGATCTGGGGCTGCTTTTCCTTTTTTAGCATAGAATTCTCTAATTCCATCTACTTGTCTTTGTGCTTCTTCGTTTAGACTAAGCCTAGATGCTTCAACTCTTTCTGTTTGTCCAACATGACCAAATTCTTTTTTATAGGGTTGCATAAATTTTGGAGCCCATTGACCCATAACGCTAGAACCAGGAGTAAGTTCACCTTTGTCATTAAACTTTCTATCTTGACTAAACCTTTTCTTTCCAACTGTTTCAAGACCTTCTTTTGTTAATTCTCCAAATTCTCTTTTAGTATCAGCAACAATCTTTTTAAAGGATTCAACAATGGTTGAACGAATTGATTCCATGGAAGTTACAGATGTATCTGTTACCTTTTGCCCTGTAGCCTCAGCATACTTAATTAGTTCAGCATCTTCCATGTCACGAATGCGAGCAAGTTCTTTTTTGATAAATGGAACAACTCCTGAACCAGCGCCTCCTGATTGGCTAGACACATACGCATTATCGTCTTCGGTTAGTCCAACCTTACCCTTTTTAAATCCTGGAAGGTCGTCTCCCATTATTGCCTTTAGTAGTGGTGCATATTTCTTTGACTGTGCAGTTGGAACAATTGTTTCTCCTGGTGCAACCAGTGCAAGAATGCTATCTCCTGCAGATTCGTTACCTGGAACTTTTCCGTCTGCAAACTTTGGCAAACCAGATACGGCACCTGCAGGTCCAGGAACAGCATTAAATAATCCTGGAGAGCCAGAAGCAAGTGCTCTAGCCTGAGATGCTGCATTTTGATATGCTAGGGCTAAAGCCTCTACTGATGTTTTTTCTACATTGAATGTTGATATTAAATCTTTGTGAGATAAATGAAGTGCGTGTGTTTGTGCAAGGTTTTCTGTTTCTGCTTGTGTTAGGTAATCAAACCCACCACCCAAAACATTGTTTTGTCCGTTAAGTTTTGCAACTCCACCACGAAGCATTGCAAAGAACTTTATAAGGTTTGCAACACCGTTAGCAACAAGACCAACTGTCATTAAGACAACTGGAGCAATTCCACCAATAACTCCAATAAATCCAACTACAAACTTTTTAGTTCCATCACTAAGATTATTAAACTTCTCTAATATTCTTGAAGCAAACTGAACAATTGGTGTTACTGCTTCTAAAAATGCTTTTCCAATTGGTATAAGTTGTAACTTTAAATTTTCAAGTTGCTTTTGGAACTTTACTCCAACAGCATTTTCTACTTTACCAAGTTCTCGCTCAGACAAAATAGCAAGTTCTTCAACTGATGCTCCTGCCAATCCAAGTGCTCTGGCTGCCTGAGAAGAATCTTTTGTAACATTCTGGAACAGTGTTGATAGACGAGCAAACTGGAACTTACCAAACATTTGCTCAATTGCTCTTGCACGGTTAAGTGGATCTAGTGTATCAAGTGCTCTTGCAAATCCTACTACAGTTGCTTTTAGGTCTCCAGCATTAGCATTAACAAGACCCTTAATATTAATTCCAAGTCCCGCTAAAAACTCACTGGCTTTCTTTGATGGATTAATCATAGAAGCAAGACCAGACTTAAGTGCGTTAGCACCTTCTGATGCGTTGATTCCACCTTCCTTCATTGCAGTCATAAAGAATGCTAGGTCTTCTACAGATCCACCAAGTTGCTTTACAACTGGTCCAGCCTTTGGAATAGCAATAGTTAAATCTTCAATAGATAATACTGTCTGGTTTTCTACTGCGTTAAGATAGTTAATTTTTGCTGCAAGTTGATCTGCAGAAATGCCAAAAGCATTCTGAAGAGAAATAGTTGTTTCAAGTGCTTGCTGTTGTTCTACCTGACCAAGTACTGCAAGTCTTGTTGCATTTGTAACTTGAGCCTGAAGATCTGCACCAGTAAGACCCATTGCAGCAGCCTTTGCTGCCATTTCCATTGTGTCTTTAGCAGCAATACCAAACTTTGTAAACTCTTTTGCAAGCATCTGAATTTCTGCAACTGCTTTATCAGTATCTCCAATACTGGTAGTCATGTCTCCATAAACTCTTGTAAATCTTACAGTAGCCTCTTCCATTTCTCTAAAGACCTTGGAGGCTGTAGATCCAAGTATTGTAAGAGGGATAGTCAAACCAACCATCAACTGACGACCTGCCCACTGAGTGTTCTTACCAAAATTTAAAAGTTGGGTTGAACCTTGCTTGAGAAGTTGATTAAGGAACTGCTGTCTTTGTGCAGCCATTTGAGTTCTTGTAGCATAGTCAGCATACTGACCATTAACCATTTTAAGGTGCTTTGGAACAACTTGAAGAACCTTTACAAGTTCTCCGTTGGCATTAGTTAGTTGAACATACTGTGTCTGTAGAGTTTTAACTCTATCTTTCATTGCTCTTTTTAGGACATCTTTTTCTTGTGCAAAAAGACCCTTTAAGGTTTTGCTATTCATTGTTGCAGCAGCAGCAGTATATCTAAAGTACTGACCCATACTTAACTTATTTTTTTCTAGGGCATCAGTAAACGCTGTAGTACTTGATGCAATAGTTTTCTGAGATGCAACAAACTTTCCAGTTGCATTAATAGACTGGATAAGTTGTGAGTTTAAACCCTTTTGTGCATTTGCTGCAGCGACATTGCCTTCTGTTAGGGCTTGATTGAATTTACTAAGTCCAGCCTGAAGCCTTCTTAGTTGAGCAAGAGCATCACTAGTGTCAAAATGTATACCAATATTAGCATTTACATCAGACACTATTCATGACACCCCTATTCATTTTTTATTATTTTGATGTAAGCAATGCTGTAGGATCTGTAAGTTGAATACCAGAGGCTGCATCGATTACTGCGTATACTGTTGGCAAGTCGATATTATCTTCTAGTTGCTCACGAGTAACTTCTTCCTTTACGTATTGCTTAAATGCAATTTCTACACAATCTAAAAGAACATTCATTGACTCATCGTTATTATCTGACACATCTGAAAGTTCCTGGAACCTCTTCATAAAAGGCTTAAGTAAAGAAATCTTTAGCGGTCTAACATCAATAGTTGTACCATCAATGAGAGTTATCTTCTTTGTTGTTTGTTCTGACATTATTTCCTCCAATAGGTTTGTTGATTAATTATACCATAGCGACAGGCTTATTTTAGTCTATTTTTTCGTAGTCTAAGCCCATGCCAATACCAAATCCAGCGCTAGTTGCATTTTGGCCTTGAAGAGCAAGGATGTCTCTTGAGTCGTTTGCTTGTCCACGACTAAATACCCTAGCCTTCATATCTTCCCAAGCATTACTTTTGTTTGCATTTTTATCTAAGTCTACACCCTGCATTGCTGCCATAAATTTTTTTGTAGCATAGTCTTCTTCTCTTTTTACATTTAGTATTGCAGTTATCTCTTGCATTGATAAAGATCTTTCTAGTTCATCATAGTCTTTCCAGATACCCAGCAAAAAAACTTCTGATTCTAGTTTTGCCAAATCAAGGTCTTCCCAAGTTGCCCCAGACCTAACTGCCTGATTTTTTACTCCTTCATCAGATTCTGCATCTACCTTGATTCCTGCAGCATAGTCTAATAGTTTATATATTGTTTTTAAATCTATTGCATCTTCAAAGTCTTCAATAGAGTTTGAAATGCTTGGCATGTATTGTTTCATACAATTCATTCCACAAATAGCAAGAGCAGATATAGCCTCTATGTCGCCTTTTGCTGATCGAACACCTTCAAAGTCATTCATAAATCTTCTTAGATATTTAATCTTAAGTGGAGATATTTCTAACTCAGTTCCGTCAACTAAATAAATAATTCCAGTTTTGTATATTTCTGTAGCCATTATATAAGTATACCAAACAGAAAGGCCCAACCCCGAAGGATTGAGCCTCTCATATATTTAGTTGTATTATGCTGCGCCGACTGTGCGGTCTACGATCTTGCCGTATGATCCGTTGTCGTTTGGAAGAAGACGGAATGATACTTCGAACATTGTCGCTTCGTCACGCTTTGCTGATACTGATACGCTCTCAATTGAAAGTGCACGGTATGCAACGTAGACACGCTCGATATTCTCGGTTGCGTCTCCAGTTCCTGGTCCAACTGCAATCAAACCACGCTCTACTGGAACATCGCCAATATCGCCTGCTGAAAGATTAAGTGTTGGGTTGCTTGAAACTGTTGTTAGATCTGCATCCTTGCCTGCAAGGGCAAATAGAAGGTTCTCTAGTGTTGATTCTGCGAATGTAGTATTTAGGTTTACCTGCATGCCTTGCTTAAATAACTTAGCAACGTCAAGTACCTGGTCTACTGCTACTTCGCCGAAATCTGGCTGGAATTGGATTTCCAAACCATTCATTGTATATCCAACGTTACGGAAGTCTACATCAGATGCAAGGGTTTCCTTGTATGATGTACCTGCCACGAACGCTGGTCGATCTGCGTCTGCAAGTGCGCCTGCTTCGTATGTGAAGAGTGCTGCTGCTCCAACGATAATGTCGTTAGAACTACCACGTGTATATGCCATGTATTTCACCTCTTTTTTCTTTATAGATTAAAGGGCTTGTTTCCTCATGATAATTATATCATCCATTTTTAAGGGGCTATTGCTCTGGTTATGTCTTTCATCTGATGGTAATCGTAGTCAATAATTATCTTGTTACCGCCATAGGTACGGGCTGTTCCAAAGTCAATAATATCTCTGACCTCTTCTAGTTGGTATATCTTAAATCCATGAAAATAGAATTTGCAGGTCATGCCGTCTATAGTCTTTCCTTTAGCCCAGGCATTGATCTCTTCTGCAGTTTCATCTTCACGATCCATAAGTCTCAAAACTGTTTCTTGTACCCTAACCATTTTTTCTGTAACATCTGATTCTGTTGCATAAAAATAGTATAGAAGTTGTTCACATTTAATATGTGGGAATGGAGATCTACGCATACGGATTAGTCTATCCCATGTTGCCATAACTCCAGCATAAGCAAGTCTCTGTGACTCTTGTGTTAAGACTTTAGGCTCTATTGGTTTGTTAGTAGAATCTAGAACATACTGTGGGGCTATAGTAACCCAACTTTCAGTTAATTCATCAATAGATGCTGGTCGAGATGGGAAAAATGGAACCCCAATACCAATACCCAGACCAAGTTTTTCTTGAAGATACTTATTAATCCATAGACCTGGTGTATTTAATGTTGATGTTGAGGCTGTCATTATGATACCATCCCTGCGTTTGCTACCCAGCGAGATCCAACAGACATTCCAGTTGATCTTCCACCTTTTTTGCCAGCAGCCAAATTTTTCTTGTAAACAGTAGGGTTAGCAAAATACTTATCAATACCACTTGATCTTAAAAATGATTGAGTGAAATATTTACCAAAGAACATGTCCCAAACATTTTGGAATTGTCCCTGTGTATTTCCTCCAGGATTTTGAACCAATACTGGCTTCTTTGTATACACAACTTGTCCACCAACCTCAAACCTTAAAGTCTCTCCATTGATTGGCTTAATAACAACTGGCTGTCCGAGTTCCATAACTTTTGCTTTGTTTTCAAAAGGAACTCTAGAACCATCCTGAATAGTTCTTGACTGCTTAAAGTCTGACATAAACGATAGTCCAAGATTACTTATAGTAAACTTAATATCAAATAGTCTTGCTGATGAACTTCCTGATTGACCCCATTCATAAACATGATGAAGTGTATCGTAACCTACTCTTGCGTTTGCATCAATAAACTGTGACGCTTGCTCTGCTACTACTGGGCCAAGGTTCTTAAATAAAGCAGTCTTGCCAGCCTGCATCCCATCAACAAATCCAAAAGAATAGTCCATAATATTTTCCATCTCTTTACGAAACTTTACGCTATCCATTCTTACTTTAATCATACATCTACCGCCTGATTCTCAGATCTACGGATTACAAGGTTGTAATATTCAATACCGCCAAATGGTCCTACAAATGGCTCCTGTGTTGCAATTTCAAATATCGTGGACTTTCCTGCTCGTGGTCCTGCTGTCTCTGTGTATATGTGGTTGCAGTTTCTATCACGAATATTTGTCAAAATGATGTTTGTCATTGAGTGCGGAGCATCTAAACTTGAAATTCTTATGTCAGTCTTTACTCTACCGATTAGAGATGTTTTTTGTGTTATGTTAACATTTGGAGTTATTTCTTCTTTACCTGCTCCACCTACAGAATTAAAATTACCAGCAATAGTTTTATCTAGTACCCAATTCTTTTTAACATTTCCGTAAACACCTTGATCAACAATTGGGTAGTAGACATCTGCTTGCATTGGAAAAATAAAATCTGGCTCTTCGCATATCATTAAATTATCCCTGGCTTGACAATATTTTTAACATATTTTTCAAGTATCTTATCTACTAAAAAGTTTCCTGTTCCATTAAGCATTGACTTATCAAATTGAATTCTAAACTGATCTGTGTTATATGCTGTAATGTATCTCTTATAGTAATCAAGTTTTCCACACTTCAGATCTTCTATTAAAAGTTTTGCTGCATATTCAATGTCAGCAGGTACTGTAATATATCCGTGATCAACAACAAATGTGTAATCATATCCTGAAGGGAATCCTACGCCATCAAATCCATAGTAGGCAAGGTCTCCACTTGCTATTGGAAGGTTCTGGGCTGTAGACTCATACCTGTTAACTACACCATCACGTATTTTTTGTATAGCGGTCTTATCTGATGTTATAGAATATTCGTGCTCATTTAATTCTGGAGTTGATCTATCATAAACTAATTGGTTATTCTCATAAACTTTAA